GTTCGGATGATCTATTATCTGCGGAGCGACATTGACCGCGTGTTTGCGGCGGTTGCTCATGCCGAGGTTCCGACCGTCGTTCTATGCGGCAACAAGAACCGCGCTGCGCGCTGGAGATCCAGTATTCCCGATGACGAAGGCGGCCCCTTCAACTTCTATGCCTCCCGTGAGGGGATGTCTGAGTTGCTCAAGCGGCACGGGTACATGATTAGCGCCGAAGTTGCCGAAGGGGATGAGATTGTCGTCGGTGTGTTGGCGGGCTGATTACCCGACAGTTTCAGGCTCTTCGCCTAGAGTCAGTGCTACCGCCAACACATGAGATGGGTAAATCCTTCGTCTGTTCGTTTCAAGATCACTCCGCATCATGATCTTAGGGGTGAGAAAGATGGCGATTGGGATATCGAGCGCCGTTTTCCAGTAGTGGAAGCAGTGAAGTACAGGGCTATTGTTCAACGTTACTGCGACGGGCTTCCGTGGGAAGAAACCGACCTCTTCGCTGACACATACGCGCGACGGATCAAGTCAGAACCGATCCGGGGCGAAGCGACCATGCAAGATTTGCTCAGGCAGTATTACACCCGCGTTGACGGGATGTTCGACGACCTGAAGCGCAATGGGTTTCGGGCCAACAGCCCACTGCCGAAGTTGCTGATCGGCCGCGATGGCGAAGTGTTCATCGGCAACCAGGGCAACCATCGGCTCGCAATGGCTCAAGTTCTGGGGCTCGATAAATTCGCAGGGGAAGTGATTTGCAGGCATCCGTGCTTGACCGCAGCATAACGGGCGTCCCGCCAATCCCGGCGATGACTACCGATGCCGAGCGCGAATGCTACTACCGCTTGACGAAAGACGCGGCTGGCAAAGGCGAGATCGTCGAGCTCGGCGCGTGGCTTGGAGCTTCGACCGCCTACATCGCGGCAGGGGTTCGCGACAGCGGCGTCCAGACCAAGGCGCACGTTTACGACAAGTTCGAATCCAAGATCGGCCACATCGACAAGGTCAAAGCCTTTTATGAAAAGCACGGGCTGGACAAAGCCCCCACCGGCCCGTGCCTCCAATCGTTCACGGACAACCTTGGACCGCTGATTGATTACGTCGAGCCGCACGCCGGCCAGATCGAGAACATGCAGTGGGACGACAAGCCCATTGCCCTGCTAGTCACGGACGCGCCCAAGCGAGTTCCGGCGATCTCTTCCGTGCTCACCAAATTGAGGCACGCACTACAGCCAGGCTCGATCATGGCGTGGCAGGATTTCTGCCACTTCCCGAGCTACGAGATTCCGGCATGTCTCTATCGATTGAGAGAGCATCTGGAGTTCGTTGAGGCTGTGGTTCCGGGGACTACGTTGGTGTTTCGCGTCAAGTCGTCATGGAGGGCTGAGGAAGTTTCGCCTGAGGTGCTAGCGCTGAGCCGTTGGACCCATGAGGAAATCGACGAGGCCTGGGTTTATTGGTCCGAGTTTGTGCCGGAAGAAAAGGCGCTGCTCTTCGATTGCGGCGCGGCAATGTTTCTCAGCGATATTGGCGAGCAAGAGAAGGCTTCGTATCTTTTGCAGGCAATCGATTGGAAGGCGATGCGCCACAATCGACCCGAAGTTCGTAAAAAGTGGCGTTACCTTAAATCCAAGCGTCCCGATTTTGTCGTCCGCTATCATCCATTGTTTGCGTATCTGGAGAGTCAGGGGGCTATTTAGCCGCGCAGCCCTTCGATAAACTCCTGCTTTTCCTGATCCGTCAGAGGGGCGTCGTCTTCATCAATGCCGTAGAACTTAACGGCAGCGTAAAACCCAGTCATCCAAGCATCAGCAAGATCGTCACCGGCCTTATACGGGCATCCGAGAGACTTCAGCGCGTCTGGACCAATGAGGGTCGAGATTTTCTTGGGTTTCATATGGCCTTCTCCGTTTCCAATGCCTTGAGGATCAATCGCCGGACGGCTTCGGCTCGGCTCGGTAAGCCAACTTGTTTCGCACGCCATTTGTCCAGCTTTGTGATGAGGCTCGGCTCGGCTGAAAATATGAAACGCGCCGTCTTTTTCTCTTTTGCCATTTGAGCGCACTTATATCAGTTTTGAGTTGCAGTCTAGCAGCATAACTGATATCACCTTTTGTATGGAAAATTGGAAAGCTGTGCCCGGCTTTGAGGGGCTTTATGAGGTTTCGGATAAGGGGCGAGTTAGAAGCTTAGACAGGGTTGTGATTAAAAGGGTCTCCAGTAGCGGCCCACCAATACCAATCCATAGGCGCGGTAAAGTCTTGAAGGGCGGCTTGGACACGCACGGATACCGAATGGTTCAACTGTGTGTGGACTGCCAAAACAAAACAAGGCTGGTTCACCAGCTAGTCTTAGAGGCTTTTGTTGGCCCTCGCTCGGATGGAGAAGAGTGTCGCCATCTTAACGGCGAGAGAGATGACAACGGACTCGCTAATTTGGCGTGGGGAACGGCTCTCCAAAACACCGCCGACAAGGTTCGACACGGTACTATCCGTGCTCCGCGAGGAGCGGATCACGGACTAGCAACGCTTAACGAAGATGCCGTGCGCGATATTCGTCGCAGCGCGGCTTCTGGCGAAGCGACCGATTCAATTGCTGCTAGGCACGGCATTAGCACGACGCACGTCCGGCGAATTGTGCGGAAACAGGCATGGAGTTGGCTGGATGAAGGAAATGACCGTGCTTTGCTGGCTATGGGACCAGCCGGGCGGTAGGACCAAATTCACCGGGGAACACGTTTCGATTTGGGCCAACATGGTCCGCCGCAACCTCAAGATGCCACACCGCATCGCGTGCGTTACCAATACGCCCAAGGGTATCGACAAGAGCATAAAGATCATCAAGCCGCCCGGCGACTTCGAGGACGTATTCCCGCGCTGGGGACCGGCCAAGCCGAATTGCTACCGCCGTCTGTCGATGTTCCGCAGGGACGCAGCCGACATCTTCGGCGAGCGGTTCGTTTGCATGGATCTGGATTGCGTTGTCGGCGGCTCTCTTGATCCGCTGTTCGACCGTCCGGAAGATCTGGTGCTGTTCAAGGGCACTCAGCAGGACCGCCCGTACAATGGCTCGATGATGCTCATTAGAGCGGGTTGCAGGCCAGAGGTTTTCGAGAAGTTCGACCAAAAGGGCGCGAATATCTCCGGGGACATCTTCGTCGGTTCGGATCAAGCGTGGTTGGCTTATGTTCTCGGCCGCAAGGAGAAGGTCTGGAGCGAGCGCGACGGCGTCTATTGGTACGGCAGCGTTCATTACAAAGTGCGCGACCGCAAAACCAATCCGCGCCTCCTATTCTTCCCCGGCAAGATCAAGCCGTGGACGCTCGCGCCGCTCAAGATTGATCCGTTCACCACTGAATATTATCGGATAAGGGAGGCCGCGTAGTGAACATATTTGGTCTCCAAATCACGCGGGCAGAGAAGACGCTTTCGCCTCCCGACAGCCGCGGATCGTGGTGGCCCGTGATAAGGGAACCGTTTTCAGGAGCGTGGCAGAGAAACGAAGAACTCAGCAACGACGCGCAGATGGCGTTCTTCGCTGTTTTCGCCTGTCATACGCTGATCAGCTCCGATCTTTCAAAGAACCGTATTCGCTTGGTCGCTCAGAATGGGCAGGTCTGGCAGGAGACGACAAACCCGGCGTTCTCGCCAGTTCTCCGCAAGCCTAATAGCTTTCAGAACCGCATCCAGTTCATCGAGAATTGGGTCAATTCAAAGCTTTCCAGAGGCAACACTTACGTCCTGAAAGAACGAGACGGACGTGGTGTCGTTGTTGCCCTCTACATTCTCAATCCGGATCGCGTTCAGCCGTTGGTGAGCGATAACGGGCAGGTCTTTTACCGGCTCTCACAAGACAATCTTTCCGCGATCACGAGTTCAGACACAATCGTTCCAGCGCGTGAGATCATCCACGACAGGTTCAATTGCCTGTTCCACCCGCTTGTCGGGATTTCGCCGCTCTACGCCGCGGCTCTCGCGGCAACGCAGGGCACCAACATCCAGCGCTCGACTGCGCGGCTGGCGTCCAACGGTGTCCGACCGGGCGGTATCCTGACTGCTCCTGGCAAGATCGACCCCGAGAACGCCAAGCGCCTCAAGGAAACGTGGGAGACGCAATACGCTGGCCCCCAAGGCGCGGCGAAAATCGCAATTCTCGGTGACGGGCTGAAGTTCGAATCCCTGACCATGACCGCCGATGAGGCGCAGCTGATCGAACAGTTGAAGTTCACGGCTGAGATGATCTGCTCGGTCTATCACGTTCCACCGTACAAGATCGGTGTGGGTCCGCTGCCGAGCTACAACAATGTCCAAGCACTCAACGTCGAGTATTTCAGCCAGTGCCTGCAGAAGCATATCGAAGACATTGAACTGTGCCTGGATGAAGGGCTAGGCATCGGCGAGGGCGTGACCATCAACGGCCAGGTCTACGGAACTGAGTTCGACGTAGACAATCTGCTCCGCATGGACAGCATCACACAGATGGACGTGCTGGAGAAGTCCAAGGGCAAGCTGACAGTCAACGAGCAGCGCGCCAAACTCGGCCAGTTGCCCGTTGAAGGCGGCGAAACAGTCTACCTTCAGGAGCAGGATCACAGCCTCGCCTGGCTTGCCAAGCGCGATGCGGAGCCGATCGAGGCGCCAGCCGCACCGCCTCAAGATCCTGCGGCGAATGACAATGCTGCGGCAGCGCAGCGCGCGATGGCGATAGCCACGATTGCGAAAGGACTAGCCGAATGCTCGACGGCGTAGAGTTCGGCAATGAAGTCGTTGCGCTCGTGCGCGGCTACGTCGAGCGCGAAGTTGCTCCGCTGAAGGCTGAGAATGCCGAACTCAAGGAGCGGCTGGCAGCGCTTGAGGCGCGGCCCAATCCAGAGAAGGGTGACACTGGCGAGCCCGGCGTGGATGGTGTTTCGCCCGAACCGGAGGCCGTTGCCGCGGCGCTGTTGCCAGTGGCAGAGGAATTGATTGCCGAAGCAGTTTCAAAGGCCGTCGCTGATCTGCCTCCACCGGAGAAGGGCGATCCGGGAGAGCGCGGCGAAAAAGGTGAGCCGGGCAAGGACGGTAGCGACGGACAAGCGGGCACTGATGGCAAGGACGGCCGAGGCGTCAAGGATCTGCTGATCGACCGTGACGGTCAACTCGTTGCGACGATGGATGACGGCGAAATGAAGATGCTTGGTCCTGTAATCGGCAAGGACGGAGCGCCGGGCAGGGATGGTCGCGACGGTTTCCAACTTGAGGACTTCGATTGCCGCGTCCTTGATGATGATCGCACGCTGGAGCTTTCATTCCGTTCCGGCGACCACGAGCATATCGCCACGCTGAAATGGCCTACGGTCATTGACCGTGGTGTCTACAAGGCTGGCGAGCAATACGATGCCGGTGACGGTGCTACTTGGGCGGGTTCTTATTGGATCGCCCAGCGTGACAATCCCGGAAAGCCAGATACTCCCGATAGTGGCTGGCGTCTTGCCGTGAAGCGCGGTCGCGACGGAAAGGACGCGAAGATTGGCTGAGCCTGTCACCTTGGCTGAGGCCAAGTCGCAGTGCCGGATGGATGACGACAACAGCCAGGACACCTTCATCACATCATTGATTGCGCCGGCCAGAGCCTATGTCGAGCGTTGCAGCCGCCTTCTGTTTGTCAGCGGCGCACGAACCGAGACGTTCACCCGCTGGGGCGATTATCTGGAGATCTGGCGCTATCCGGTAACGAGCGTCGATACGGTTACATATTCGACCACTGCCGACCCTGATGACGACGCTGATTACACCGGCTTCGTTGCAAACCTTGGCTTTCCGGTCAGGATCAGCCCAGCGGTAAGCGACAGTTTTCCGGACCTGATCACGGGTGGAACAGTCACCGTCACCTATACGGGTGGAGCGCTTGCGAGCACAGACGAAGCCTATCTGATCGGCAAGCGCGCGATGCTCATTCTGATCGGGCATTGGTTCGAATTCAGGGAAGCCGCGATGACTGGAATTGTCTCCAACGAGATCGCCTTTGCGGTCACGTCGCTGCTCGAAGATATCAGCCCGGTTTCGGCTTACTGATGCCCAGCGCAAGCCAGCGGACCGAGCTGATCATCTTCGAGCGGTTCACGCCGACCGAGGATGAATATGGCGAGGAGCTTCCGGTATGGTCAACGTATGCCACGCGCCGCGCATATGTCAGGTTCGGCACCGCACAGGAGAAGCGCGAGGCGGCACAGGAGGGTTCACACCAAACCGCTACCTTTGAATGCGAAACATCGGCCACGTTAAGGGCCGTAACCACCAGGGACCGCATTTCCTATTTGAGCGATCCTGAAGTGCCGACCTCTTATTGGGATCTGAGCGAGATTGCGCCGCTCGACACCAAGACAATCCGCTTCACCGGGACGAGAAAACTGTGAGCGACATTACGGCGAAGGTCGAATGGCTGGTCGGTTCCGACCAAGCCCTCGCCGAAGTCGGCAAGAAATCTACGCAGAAGAACATTCTCGTTCGTACACTGAAGAAAGCTGCCAAGCCGATCGATGACGAAGCCTCAGCGCTTGCTCCGAAAGAAACGGGCAAGCTGGAGATCAGCATCATCACCGGGACAAAACTAACACGGCGCCAGCGCTCCAGCGCCTACAAGGCTGGGACGCTGGGGGTTGCCGAGGTTTACGTAGGGACCGCGCTGAGCCGTGGCCTGTTTCAGGAGTTCGGCACGTATAAGATGCCAGCCCATCCGTTCATGCGCCCAGCATGGGAGCACAATAAGGAAAAGGCCGAGCAAATAATCGGCACCGAGCTTTGGGTTGAGATCAAGAAGGCTGTCGATCGCGCCGCGCGCAAGCGGGCCAAAGCTGGCTAGATGGATTGGCAGGGTGCGATGCTCGCGCGGCTTCGTGCCGCCGCGGGTGTGACGGCATTGGTAGGCGCGAAGACCTACTGGGAAAACGCGCCGCAAGGTGTCTCTCGGCCATACGTTACTTTACTCGATGTCACTCAACTGAGACCACAGACGCTCAAGGGCTGGGATCTTGAGGCGGCGCGGGTCCAGATCGACGTTTGGACCGACACTTACGCTTCCAAGCAGGCGATCATGGAAGCCGTTCTCACGGCTGTGGTCCCTGGTGGCACATTTAACGGCAACACCTTTCAGCGGGCCGACATAGACTTAGGCCCGCGCGATATCCCCGAGCGGGACGGGGACACGATTATTTTCCGCAAATCAGCAGACCTGATCATCCACCACACTTAAAGGAAGGGCAAAGCCAATGACCGAGGCCCGGATCGGCTGGGGCGGCGAGCTCCACGTGTCAACGGACAATACCGAAGCGAACCTTGTTGAGCTTGTCGAAGTCGTAGAATGCGGCTTTCCGAGCGACGAGACCGAGGAAGTTGAGGCCACGCACCTCAAGTCTCCCGGCCGGCGCAAGGAGTTTATTGCTGGCCTGATCGACGGCGGCGAGTTCACCGCCACGCTTAATTATGTGCCGGGAGCAGCTACCGACTTGCTGCTTACCGCAGCTAAGGATGCGGGCACGATCCGCAAAATCCGCATCGTCATTCCCGACGATAGCGGAACCGGCGCGGCTGACTGGAACATCGTCACCAGCGCGTTCGTGAAGAAGTATGCTCCCGATACCATGTCGGTGGGCAACAAGATCACGGCGACGGCGACGTTCCGCGTTACTGGCGCACAAGAGCAGGGAACTGGGTCGAGCGGTTCCTAATGAGCCTGGTCGCATTCGGGCATGAAGAACAGGTAACGGTCGGCGATCTATCGCTGACTTTGCGGTTGGACTTTGGCGTCATCACCATCATGGAAGGTGCGCTCAAGGTCGATATGCCGTCGATCGTTGCCAACTTCAGAAGCGGGCATCCCCAGCTTAGCGTTCTCGGTCAGATGCTCTGGGCAATGCTGCGTGAACATCATCCTGGAGTGACGCTGGATCAGGCGGCGGGGATCATGTTCTCCGAGGATGCCGGAAAAGTGGGATACGCGCTCGACGCCCTTCTTGAGCGCGCATTCCCAGTGGTGACGGAGGATAGGAAGAAACCAAACCCTCCGAAGCGAAATGGTCGGTCGAAGAGTTCCGCAGGGAATGGGTAGCGGCCGGCTTCAGACCTGCTGATTTCTGGAAGGAGACACCGCGCAGCTTCGTCAATGCGATGGAGGGGGCTGCGCGCGGTGTCCAACGACAAGTCGATCTCGCAATAGTTGGGGCATGGCATTCTGAAGCCTTCGCGAGAACCAAGCGGCTCAACAAGATGTCGTCATATCTGAGCAAGGACCAGCCTTCGCCTAGGTCGAATCACGCGCAAGCTTTGGCCTTCTTTCATGGGCTTAAGGCGCGGGGCGTTCCAGTGAAAATCTCTAAGCGTGAGATCAATTAGGGCACTTCGCAATGTTGTCCCGTCTGCGCCTCACAAGCTCGGTGAGCTGCAAGAATGGTGTTGGTGGTGTCGCTCTTGGGAGCGGTGCTGAAAATCAGGGCCGACGCGACAAGAATGACCACGACCAGACATCCGATCATATGAAACCGCTTGTGCATTGGGCGTTGCATTACTTCAATCTCAAAGGAATTTGAATGGCCGGAGCTCTGATCGGCGCACTGAGAGTCAGTCTCAGCGCCGAGACATCCGCATTCGAAGCGGGAATGAGGCGCTCGCAGCGTCAGGCCGCGCAAACCGCTTCGTCTATCGAGCGTTCGTTCAACAGCATTAAGGGGGCGCTGAAGGCTGGCATTGCCGGTTTTGTCAGTGGCATCGGCGTTAGGACTTTTATAGAGGCTGGAAAGGCAGCGCTGGAATATGCCGGCCACCTTGGTGAGCTCGCTGACACGCTGGGCCTGACCAGCAAAGACCTTCAGACTTTCAGTTACGCAGCCGGGCAGGTGGGCGTTTCACAGGAGCAGTTAGAGACTGGCATCCAGAAGCTGACCACCACCTTGGGGCAACTCAAGCTGGGGGCGGAGGCTCCTCGCAAGGCCTTTGATGCGCTCGGCAAGGGCTTTGCTGATCAAGTCGCAGCGGCCCCCAATACTGGCGCCGCATTCCGTCTGATTGCGGAGAAGCTGGAAACCGTATCAGACCGCTCAAAGCGCGCTGCGTTTGAAATGGCTGCGATGGGGAAGTCGGGCGCAAAGCTCGACAACCTTTTGTCAGGGTCTCAGGGACGACTCAACGAGCTGTCTGATGCCGCTGAGAAGTTGGGCATTGTCCTTAGCGACGAGCAAATCCGTAAAGCGGACGAAACGGCCGACAAGATTGCTGCACTTCAGACCGTTCTCAAGGCTCAGATAGCTGGTGAAGTTGCGGATAATTCCGACGCTATTCTCGGTCTTGCCAATTCCTTGATGTCTCTGGTCCATGTGCTCGGACAGGCGGCCACGGGATGGAGGGTATTGGTCGCAGAGTTCAAGGCCGGAGCGGCGGCCCTAGCTAATTTCCAAAACCCGTTCGCCGCGGCTGATCAGGCGGCGGATGCGATCCGGGCTGGCGGCATCGCCTATGGTGTCGGCAGCGTCACAATGAAGTTGCCTACTCCCACGATGAAAAGACCGGCATCGTCGGGAACGGGTAGCATTGGTCAGTTCCTTGCAGAAAAGGAGAAAAAAAAGAAACCCAAGGAAGATCACACAGCCGAGAAACTGGCCCGCGAAGCATACGAGCTTCAGCGCGAAGAACTGGACGCGCAGCATAACATTCTGGACGCTAAGAAAGACCTGGCCTCTGATTACGTCGAGCAGACCACGCTTAGCGTTCAGATCCTCGATAATGAGCGCGAGCAGTATAAGGCCGATCTTGATTACAAGGTAAAACAATACGCGCTGAGCAAGGGACAGGACGGGATCACCAAGGCCCAGGAAGCCCACCTTCTAGCCGAATATGACATTGCCGACAGCCTCAAGCGTCAGAAACTCATTCAGGATGAGCAGGAACAAGCCCAGCGCGATTCACAGGAGCTAACGCAGCACGATTACGACCGTCGCCGGGACGTGCTGGAGAGTTCCGACGCCATCGCTACCACCCAAGCCGAACGGCGAAGGATTGAACTGGATCTTCTCGATCTCGCTTATGAGCAGAAGCGCCAAGCTCTTCAGAATACCATTGATACGAGCAAAGACCAGAAAGCAATCGAGGACGCCCGCCGCGACCTCATCAACCTGAAGGCCACTTACGCCAATGATCGCCAAGGCGTCATGCAACGGACACGCGGGCCGCTGGAAGATTATCTAGCCCGCATCCCTCATACTGCTGATCAGGTCAACGAAGCGCTCCAGAACCTTGAGGTTCAGGGATTGGATGGTTTGGCCGACGCACTTTCCCATGTCGGGGAAGGTTGGAAGGCTATGCGGGACATAGCCCTCCAGACCATTCAGGACATCGTTTCCGCATTGATCAAAATGCAGATCGAGAAGATGTTCTTTAATCTGCTCGGGGCAGCGTCTGGCGGATTGGGCGGCGGATTGGGAAGTTTCGGGGGTCCGATGGCACTCACCGGCTCTTTGGCTGGCGGTGCTTCGGTTTTGGGTTCGGTTCCGCTATCTGGTGCGTTCGGTGCTCTGCCTGGTTTTGCTGGCGGCGGTTCGTTCAACGTCATGGGTCGCACTGGCGTCGATAAGAACGTACTGTCGCTCAACGGTCTGCAAATCGCGAAGGTTAGCTACGGCGAGCGGGTGACTGTCGGCAACGACAACATGCCGCGCGGTGGTGGGGTCACGGTCCATGCTCCGATCACGATCACATCTCCGGTGTCGAGAGAAACGGCAGGGCAACTTGGCCGCGAGCTCAATGCGCGCATCGCACAGGCGAGAACGAAAGGTTTCTAGATGACGGACCTCGTAATAACGGCCGCCAGTGTGATCGCCGGTTCGGGCGCGAGAAAGGTTCTCGGTACGGCTGGCGCAACAATCACCGCTGGCAAGGTGGTTTATCTCGACACCTCAGACAGCAAATACAAACTGGCCGATAACAACAGCTCAACCGCCGCTATTCGCTCTCCGGCTGGTATTGCGCTCAACGGCGCTTCGAACGGTCAACCCTTGGTCGTTCACGAGGAAGGATTGCTCACCATCGGCGCGACATTGGAGCCCGGAGCCGTTTACTTCCTCTCAGATACACCGGGAGGGATTTGCCCTGTCGCTGATCTGGCATCCGGGGAATATCCGACGATCCTTGGTATAGCCACCTCGACCACAGTTCTCGATATCGACATTCTGGAAGCCGGGGTTGCGGTTTCCTAATGCCGATCGCTACCCGGCTCACCGAGAATATCGAAATCGGTGCGATCCGCATTCACGGCCAGGATTCACTTGAGGTAGTCACTACCGATGGCGGCAAGGAAGTCCGCAACCTCCGCGCTGAGGATGAGCCGCGACGTTACCAAGTAGCTCTGCCAACGGTCGATATCGAAGGCGGTGACACCACCGATTACGATTCCGTGCGGCAGACCTGGGCCGACAGTGGGCGCGGACTGGACCCGTTCTGGTTTCACGATTTCGTTGATGATGAGGATGTTCTGGTTCGCTTTGAAAGCGAGCTGCAAATCACCGCACCTGCTGGTCATCTAAGACACATCGACACGTTCACGCTAAAGGAGTGCCTAGGTGAGTAAGACGCTGAGCGCCGGGCTTACAGGACATATCGCCACCCGCTCTCACCGCCGCTGCGATATGTTTCTTGCAGAACTATCCGATGGAACGAGCGTCGGTATTACAGGCAACAGCAGGAATATCGATTTCGACCTTGGCGACGGCTTAGTGGCGTATGATGCTGGAACTGGCATTCTCATGTCTAACTTGGCGGCGTCCTGCGGTTTGGAAGCGGATAATTATGAGGTTCGTGGACCGATAACCGATACCGCACCGTTCAGGCTGGAAGACTTCCTTGGCGGTCGTTGGAATTATGCTCGCACCTATCGCTTCCAAGTAAACTACAAAAGCCTTTCAGATGGTGCGATCAAGCAGCTCGCTGGTAACGTGACAGAAGCGCGGATTGAGGGCGGCAAGTTCATCCTTGAAGTTCGCTCTGATGTGGACCGCTACAACCAGACGGTTGGCAGGGTCATCACCGATCAATGCGATGCCGATTTTGCCGATCAGATACAATGCTTCGCTACGACCACAACGGTTGTCGGGACGGTCACTGCCGTAACCGATGCAATGCGGTTCACCGTGTCGTTTACCGGTTCCTACGCGAATGACTTCTTCAACAAGGGGACAGTTGAGTTCCTGACTGGAGTTCTGGCCGGAACAGACAAGATCGAGATCGAGGACTGGACCTCTGCCGGAGCAATTACATTGTTCGCTCCAGCCGTCGAGTCTCCGGCGATTGGTGACACGATGACGGTTCGTGATGGCTGCGGAAAGTCGCGGGCTGATTGCATCGCGCACAACGCGATTGAGTGGTTCCGTGGCTATCCCGAGGTGCCCGGCAGGCGGGCGCTGATGCCGGCCATTCCGGGGCAATGACGCGGGGCGAGCAGATAGCTGCGGCGCTTCCGTCATGGGACAGGACGCCGTTCGAGGATCATCAGCGCTGCAAAGGCGTGGGAGCGGACTGCAAGGGCTTCTTCTGGGGCGTCACTGATGAACTTGGATTTCCCGAGGCTCAATCGGAATACGCTAGGGACGTTAGCTACAACCTCCGCAAGCGTGACGGCATTCCTTCCAAGCGATTGAAGGAAGGCATGGCCGCTTTGTTCGATCCTGTTTCGGGAGAGTGGAAGCCTGGCGATGTATTGCTTTGCCAGGTTGGCGGTCATCCTGCTCACATCGCGCTCTGGGATGGGGAGAGAGCGTGGAGCTCGCTTCCCGGAAGCGGCGTCAGGTCAAGAACTCTTCGCAGCCTGTTTCATAAATTCCCGCTCGATAGCGTGTGGCGCTGGAGGGATTAAATGCCGATCCCTAAGATAGTCGTCACCGTCGCGTTGATGGCGGCGCAAACTGCGCTTCAGATGACGCAGAAGGTTCGCGGCCCGCGTCTTGATGACCTTAAAACAACTACGGCGGAATACGGCACTCCGATTCCGAGGTTCTGGGGCAAGCGCAAGTTCAACTGTCCGGTCATCTGGGCCGCCGATCTCATTGAAACCCGACACACCTCAAAAGGAAAGGCAGGCAAGAACACTCAGTATAAGTATTTCGCCGACTTCGCGATCCTGATTTGCGACCACGAAATCGACGCCGTTACGCGGATCTGGATGGACGAAAAGCTCGTCTATCAAACGACCGATGTTGGACCGACTTCGGTCGGGGCAGCAGCTGGTTTGACGGTCGGCGGCAACATGCGGGTGTATCTGGGGACCGAAACTCAGGACGCCGATCCGTTGATGGAGGCATGGTGCGACGACAAGTACGGCGCCAATTCCTGCCCAGCCTATCGCGGTTCTTCATACATCGTTTTCGAGCGTTTGCCGGTCAACAATTTCGGTAACCGCATTCCCAACATCACGGTTGAGGCGGTAAGTTCCAAAGCCCCAGCATATCCGCATGAGCAATTGACGGGCGGCGTTACGCTTAGCGGCGCATGCTACGGGCGCAAGTCCGATGGAGCCATTGATTTCACTCGGCTGTATTTGGCGGGCGGCTCGCATTTCCAGATCTGGGATGTTCCGTCTCGCACCCTTCTGGTTGATATTTCAACTAGCGTTGGAACTAGTCATCTAGGCACGAATAGCGACGGCTCGTTCTACGGGCAGAACTCCAGCAAGACGGCGCTGATCAGTGAAGGCGGCGCTGCCGTTATTGTAGGCGGCAGCATGTCCTCCGGTGCCTGGGTAACGAACGCCGGCACCTTTGGAATAACTGGGGCCACCTCAGGAAGCATCGTTGCGCCAGACGGCGGGACGGGATCGATCATTACGACCACAGGCTTCCATCCGGCCTGGTATTTCGACGATCTCGATGGGACCAGTTGGGCAATCGGTGGGCAAAGGACAGGCTCCAGCTACACCACAGGTTTCGGGTTTTATAACCTGATGACGGCCACTGAATATCTTATTTCGGCCGCAACCAGCGGGGCAGCTTACGCCTTCGACAATGGGGCGGACCAGTTTTTCGTATGGCAGGATGACACGATCTATCTGGTTGATAAGGCGACCATGACAATTGTGGACGGTCCTGTCTCGACCAACTCATATAACGGAAGCAACCAGGCGCCGTTCGTTGGAGTGGATCAGGGCGCCAAAACCATATGGATCGGCTTCACCCAATATTCGACGCAGGATTTGAGCGAACTGGAGACATTCAGCTCAAGTTCGTGGGCAACCGGGACCAGCGACGATTCCCCGATTTATGATCCGATCAACGATGCGATCTGGACGAAGGGGACATTGGATAGCGGCATCACCATCCGTTATCTCAACCGCGTCAGCCCGCTCGGCGTCACGCTGCAAACCATTGTCGATTCTGTTTCCGATTGGGTTGACCTGACCGAGAAAGACACTTCGGCGCTAACTCAGCCAATTCTCGGCTACTCAGTAACCCAAGGCACCGGCAAAGATATGATTGGTCCGCTGCTCGACATCCACGATGTTGACGCACGGCCGCATGACTTTGAGGTTCAGTTCCTCAATAGGGGATCGGCACCTTCCGGAACATTGCTGACCGAAGACTTCGTTCGCGCTGACAATCGCTATACTGTAACGATTAAGCAAGACACGGACCTGCCGCGCAAGCTAACGTTCAATTTCGCTGATAACGACCATGAGCAACAGCCCAATAACGCGATTGCTCAGAGGCCATTTGATGCGGTGGATTCGACCCGCGAGGAAACGGTTGACCTCTCGACCTATGCCGACACCGCAGATGGAGCTCAGCAGAAGGCCGACAGGTATTTAAGGCGCATCTGGAACAGCCGAGAGGGGATCAAGAACAGCCTTACTCCCCAAGTCCTAGCCATAGAGCCCGGAGACGTGAAGACGCTTTCACTAGACGGGGTTCTGAGGAACGCCCGGCTCGACAAGCTGACTTACACTCAGACGGGCATAGAGTGCGAGTGGATCAGGGATGAGGTTTCCGTTGCTGCCGTCAACACCGCCACGACCGGCGCGGCGATGGACAACAGCGATCCACAGACGATCACTATTCCATCTCCGGTAAAGGGCTTCATTCTCGACGCTCCGCTGATTCAGGACGCGGACAACGATGTGAACCCGGTTCTCTATGAGGCGGCCGGTTCCTACAATACGGGGACCGATACGGGGGCCACAGTCAACCGAGGGGATGACGGGACTTATGACGAGCTGTTCGGCTCGATCGACGCGACCAACCTTGCAACCTGGGGATACGCGACTTCAGCATTAGCGACTGCCAATCCCAATCTGTGGGACAGAGGCAATAGCGTTGATGTTCAAATCTTCGGAACGCTGACTTCGGCGACCGAAGCTGAGATTGATGCTGATCCGACGCTGAATCTTATGGCGATCGGTGTAGATGGCCGCTGGGAATACGTTCAGCCAGCAACAGCCACGCTTACGGGTACATCAGGCACAGCCAATCTTTACACGCTCTCCGTTTTCAAACGAGGCCGAAGGGGAACCGAGGGTAATGTTGGAAACCATGAGGTCGGAGACCAGATCCTTCTGCTAAACAAGGCCATTCCGGTTGAAGTCGGGACTGACGACATCGGTGATTCCATGTCGTTCAAGATCCAGTCGATTGGCAGGGACGTGGATGCGGCTGGAGCGATTGACCTTACTTACGATGGCAATACGCTGAAGCCTTACGCGCCGGCCAGTATCAAATGGATCTATGACGGCACTGACCTCCAGGGCACGATCATAAGACGGACGCGGGTTGGCGGTGCTTGGGTTGGCGGTTCGACCATTCCACTAAGCGAAAACTCGGAAGCCTATGAGGTGGACGTTTACAATGGAGCCACCTTCAAGCGCACTATCTCAGTCAGCGGAACTAATGTCTTCAGTTACACGGCAGCAATGGCTGCCGCAGACGGGATTACGCTTCCAACGCCACCGACGATCAACGCCTACCAGATCAGCGACACGGTTGGTCGCGGCTTCGCCCTAGCAGCTTAAGGACACCCATGACCACATCACCGAGGCTCGGTTATACCGAGCTGACGGCTGGCCAAGCCGTGCCCGAAACTACGGTCAATGAAATCGACCGTTATCTGGAGGCGTTTGCCAACGGTTGCCATTTCAAGAGCCGCGCCAGCAATCCAGCCGAGCCAGGCTCACCAGCAGACGGTGACTGCTATCTACTGACCGGAACTCCCACTGGAACGCACTGGGCAGGCCACGGCGGGAAGATCGCACTCTACATCAACACGGCATGGGTTTTCATCACCGCAAAGGAAGGCTTCATTGCCTGGGTTGACGATGAAGATGTGGTGATCGCCTATAACGGAGCAACTTGGGCTTCGCTGGGATCGGCGGCGGGGGCATTGCTCGCCGCCAATAATCTCTCCGATGTTGTTAGCGCAGCGACCTCAGCAACCAATTTGGGCCTTGGAACAGCCAATTCTCCACAGTTCGCGGGTGTCAATGTAGGTCATGCGTCCGATACCACTATCACTCGCGCGGCGGCTGGCGATATCGCCGTTGAGGGCAACACGGTTTACAGAGCTGGCGGGACTGACGTTGCGGTAGCGGACGGAGGAACCGGCGCCTCCACAGCCGCTGCGGCGGCGACCAACTTAGGGCTCGGCACTGGCGACTCACCCCAATTCACGGCAATCAATATCGGCCATGCTAGTGATACGACCGTAACAAGGACTGGCGCTGGCGACATAGCTGTCGAAGGCAATGCAATATACCGTGCCGGAGGAACCGATGTTCCTGTAACTGACGGAGGCACTGGATCTAGCACTGCCTCTGGAGCGCGCACGAACCTCGGCGCAACTACGGTTGGCGGGAATCTCTTCACGCTCACTAATCCGAGCGCAATCACCTTCCTCCGCGTCAACGCCGACAATACGGTCGATGCTTTAAGCGCATCCTCATTCCGCACCGCCATAGGAGCGGGAACGGGCGGCGGCGATCTTTCTGGTCCCGCGTCTTCAGTCGATAACCATGTCGCCATCTTCGACAGCACTACGGGCAAGCTGCTGAAAGATGGCGGTGTCGGGATATTGGCTAATGGCTGCACGATTACGCCGCAGGCAACTCCCGCGACCAATGAGGTTGGTTATCTCGGCTGTCCGCAGAACACGCAGAACGGCACCTATACTACCGTCATGTCGGATGCTGGAAAGCACATCTACCACACATCCGGCTCGACCCACACTTGGACAATCGACAGCAATGCCAACGTCGCCTACCCAATTGGGACGATCCTCACTTTCATCAACGAAAATGGTGGCGGCAACGTCACCCTCGCTATTACCTCTGACACGCTGCGCTGGGGCTCTTCGACTGGATCGAGGACACTAGCGGCCAACGGAACGGCGACAGCAATTAAGGTTGCTTCCACCACTTGGCGCCTGACTGGGGACGGCATCACTTGAGCGGCGCTCTTACTCGGATGCTTGGTCGGCAGGCGAGCTCTGCATTCAGCTCTTCCACGATCACAGTGCCATCTGGCAAAACCGCTTCAGACCTGACCAATTATCCCGTCTATCTTAGACTATCCGACATGCCATCCGGTTTCTGGTCCGCAGTTGCATCTGACGGCGGAAACATAAGAATCAAACAATCCGGATCAGTCATTCCCTTCGAAGTGGTGACGATAGATACCACGGGGCACACAGGAACAATCTTCTTCAAGGCATCTACACTAGCCACTGCGGCGGACAACGTATTCACGCTCGATCTTACTGGCGGCGCACTTCTGGCCGTCAATGACGCTAATGGCCGCAACAATGTCTGGTCAGCGTTCGACTGGGTATGGATGGCCAATGGTACAGGTGACCTTACCGACCGAACCGGAGGGGCGGACGGAAGCCGCACCAACACCTTCAGCGCGGCCACGTCGATGGGTCTCAATCCGCAAGGGACGGGTGTTCAGTGCAGCGGCTCGACTACCAGGCTGGACTTTGGAAGCAGAACGTCGAGAACGGTGTTCACTCTTGGCGGCTCGGTCAGGCTCGATGTTTCATCGGTCAGCACGAGCCGCACATGGCTCATGTATTGCACCAGCACATCTGTTCGCGTGGGCATGTCAGCCCGCGACACAACCACCGATAACTGGTCGGCATGGGACAACTCGAACAGCTGGCTTGGAACGACTGGGCCCAGTCTCTCTTCGACGGTCAGCACCGCTTCGCGCTTCCATCTTGTCTATAACGGATCGACCAACCGGAAATATTATTCGAACGGTGCTATTCATCAGACCAGCGGGGCGATCACGGCAAGGCCAAACACTGATGTAACCTACGTTGTTGGGGCGGCGAATACGAGCAGCGCGGAAGGCTATCTCAATGGATATCTATCATATCTCTATAGCCGTCCAGAAGCGCTGAGCGCCGACTACATCGCGGCGGAATATTCCAATATCAACGCTCCGGCGAGCTTCTACACGATCACTTAAGCCCGAGAATACGCAATACGTCTCCGACATGCCTGAAGCCATCCAACGCGGCGATGCAAAACAGGCACCACGCAACAAACACGATTAGCGCGATAAATTCCTTCGGCGTGGTGGTCCATTTGTTCATTCGATCACCTTGCTTCCGAAGATCAGGCTGAGAGCTCCTCCGAGTACGGCGAGCATAAATACGACCGCAATCGGAACGCCCAACCACTTCTCGGACGGCCAATCGGCAAGTGTCGGGAATAGACGCTTGAGCATGAGCTTCTCCCAACTCCGAACATAACGCAAATTAAACAAGAGGCCAACCAGAAGGAGGCAGTCCGATGGACAACGATAAGCCGCACCCAGAACATCCAGACACACCAAGTCCGAAAGATCCGCCCATCACGCCAGATGGTGGAGGCTCTGGAGATCCACCACCGCCCCCGCCCAAGCAGTGAGCTGGCCGCATATCCTGATTTATGCTGTCGTGATCGGGGTCGGACTGCCATCAGCGGTTCGTAACCCAGTTGCGGCGGCGTTGGTCGTAAACTGGGCCATAGGTGAGTTCTCATGGATGGTGAGCGGCGACAACCTCCCGCTCACCATTTACTTCATGGCCGATATTGCTGTCCTCGCAGTGATCTGTGCCAAGGCGACATGGCGGGAAGGATGCCGAACCTACCCGTCATTTCGTGAGCAGCTCAGATGCTTTGGCCGCGCCCTGACCCTGTGGGATCGTTGGCTGATCGCCAGCTACATTCTGGCGGCGTGGCCGATCTACGCTCTGACGATTAGCCCGTGGCTCAAATGGTGGTGCCTTTACTGGCTTGTAATCGCCCAGTTCCTGATGGCGGGCGGTGAAGCAATTCAATCCATGCTCGGTTCAAGAAAGGGGCGCGTAATGCCTGATCGACCACCGGGCGGCTTCGCATTCGTCGGAGCCGGAGATGGGGCTTGACCGCCTCGCATTTAGCCAGCTGTTCAACACCTCCTCGGCGGCGTGGGCGGCTGTTCTCATCCTCGCGCTGTTTGTTGCCAGGTTGTGGAGCGGCGCGCCGGCCATTCTCGATAAATGGTTGGCGTGGAAAGCAGCAAAGGCGGCCGAGCGCACAGCCTATTGGGACCGTCTGCTGAAAGAAATCAGTCGGCTCGATGAGCGTTGCGACCATCTCCAAGGCGAAGTTGACGAATGCCGCAAGCGCGAGGGCGAGTGGATGCAGCGCGCCATTGCGGCTGAAGCTTACCAACTCGGTGAAGGCGAAGCGCTCCAGAAAGCGCAGCGCATCGTGTCTGCTGAGCGGCAGATGGATGCCGACAAGAAGGGGAAGCCCGAATGACCGCCGAAGCCGCATTCGACGCTCTGCGCGCATACAAACGCGAGCTGACGGGCGAGGGGCTATCACAAGCTGACGTCGATGCGGCGAACGCGCTATTCGCGACATGGCAACCGAGCCGCAATCCGACAGCGCTGGGCGACAGCGGGAAATTCTTCGACGCCATCCGTCCGCTGTTCGGCTCGCTCGCGCAACCCCAGGTCGATGGATGCGAGGCGCTGTTGCAGGCGTTCGGGGTATCGCGCTGGCCATTGGCGTGGGCGGCCTATGGATTGGCCACTGCTTTCCACGAGACCAACAAGACGATGCAGCCTGTCGAGGAGGCGTACTGGCTGAGCGATTCCGCAGCCGCCGCCTACTTCTTCAAGATGTACGATTCGCAAGGCTCGCGGCCCGATGTAGCAAAGCGGCTCGGCAATACGCAGCCGGGAGACGGCGCGAAATACTGCGGGCGCGGTTTCGTGCAGCTAACTGGCCGCCGCAACTATTCGGATATGGCCGAACACACCGGCGCCGATCTCGCCAATCATTCCGAGCTCGCGCTGAGACCGGACATCGCCGCGAGGATCATGGTTTTCGGAATGGAGGCGGGAAGCTTCACCGGGAAGAAGCTCGCTGACTATCTGCCGCTCTCGGGACAGGCAGGTTTCGATGCCTACACCCAAGCCCGCCGCATCATCAACGCGCTCGATAAAGCCCAAGAGATCGCCAACGAAGCCCTGAGGTTTGAAGCCGCCCTGATCGCAGGAAATTGGCGATGACCGAAGATCCCAAGAAAGCCAGCGGCGTGTTCCGTTTCGTGATTGGGTTGCTGACGATGGCAACGGCAATCGGCGGGTTCGCCGGGCTGTTCTTCGTCCCCATCCCGCACGGCAACGAGAACGCGATCATGTTTGCCCTTGGCTCGGTGTTCGGCTGGGCCGCGTCGGTTGTCGCGAGCGAGTATGGTGCGACGACGATCGGCCGCTCTGTTGCCGAGAGCGCGGTGCGAAGCATCGAGCGCCAGAACATTGCCAACGAGCCGCTAACTGCGACGGGCGAACCTACACCCGTCACCGTCACCAATGAGTCGGACAACCCCATTCCTGTTCAGGAGAATACACCATGAGCATTCTCATATTCGCCTTGATCGTCATCGTCCTTCTCGCCCTGCTCGTCTGGGCGGTGGACATGCTGCCCTTGGGCTCGCCGTTCAACAACATCGTCAAGGTGCTCATCATCGTCATCGGTGTGCTGGTGATCGCTCAGAAAGCAGGGTTGTTATGATCTCTCTCCTCTTCCTCGCGCCGGTCCTCGTCCACATTGAGGGCCATGCCTATGACTGCGGCTCTCCGAGAATCGATGCTCACGGCAATGTGTCGATGGCTGGCGATTGTTACCGAAGGGTCGCCGCGCTCTTCGTCCATGCTCCCGGCCATCAGTGCCGAGTGCCAACAGCGGCATATGACTACGCCGACGCCATCGATGAGCATGTCGTGAGCAATGAGATGTCCAGAGCTGACGCAAAAGCGATGGAGAGGTTCGGCTATTGCCTATGCGGACCTGAGGGCACGGTAGATTGGGATCCACGGCCGCATAATCCCGGAGGATATTTCGCGCACCCGAGCTGTAACCGCAACGGCTGGAACGGCCATCGCTACGTGGGAAAACGAAGATGATCCGCCGCTTCATCCATTGGTGGCGATCCTCGGTGACAGGGCGCTTTGTCAGCCGCGCCTACGCCAAGGAGCATCCCGACACCACCGAAGAGCAAAAACGTCCCATGCGCGACGATTAACTCTGAAGGAGAACGACCATGCCTAAGATCGATCCCAGCGCCGAATACCGTGTCGCCAAGACTTGGGCAAACGGCCATGTGCTCATTGCGGTGATCGCCGCCGCTATCGCCGGGTTCATTCTCGGCGCGCTGTTGCTCTGATGTTCGGCTTCTCCACCGTCAAGCTCATTGGGCTTGCCATAGCTGCAGCCTCGATCCTGTCGTTCGTGCTGCTGGCCTTCCACTGGAAGAACACGATGACCGAGCGAGGAGAAAAGCTCACCGCCATCTGTCAAGCAACCCGAGCGGCATCCGGTCAGCCCAAGCTTAAATGCTCCGAGGTTCCGGCACAGATCCAGTTCATGGGTGAAGCCATCGGCACGCTGACCACCGCCATCCATAAGCAGAATGACGCGGTTGCCGCAATGGGGGAGAAGACCGCTCAGCTGCAAGCCGAGAGCGCGAAAGCCTCTCAGGCGGCTCAGGAACGCGCTCAAGGCGCTCAGGCTACCTCGACACGTCTGGAGGCGTCTTCGCGCTCTGGTGAGCGTCAGGCGAAGCCCTGTGAGCTTTCCAAGGAACTGAAGGGATCGTGGCAATGAAATTGATAATTATATTATTGCCGCTCGCGCTAGCCGCTTGCCAGACCCCTGCCGTCCGCACCCAAACGGTTGAGGTCAAGGTTCCCGTCTCGGTTCAGCCGATCAAGGCCGAGCAAGTGCCAGCTGTCCCGTCGCCGCTTGGTCCTCGTCCCTCAAGCCCATCAGCCGCCGCCGACATGCTTCTAGCGAAGGTGTGCCAGTTCGTCGGCTACGCGCTGAAGGCCGATCCTCTGCTGAGACTGTCGGCCGGCGAGCAACCCAAAATACTTCCGAAGTATCCCGAATGCGGAGAGAGATGATGAACCGCTATCTCCTAGCCCTACTGGCCACGGTGTGCATCTCCGTTCCTGCCCAAGCCAAGGTCTGCCGCGACAGTCATGGACGGTTCGTGAAGTGTCCGACGCAGACTTGCTCTGACGGCACGGTGATCCCACTGACCAGCACATGTCCCACGCCAACGCCGACACCAACTCCGACGCCCACGCCAGTTCCAACCACCATCACCTATCCCGTGGTGTCCCCTAATGGTCTCAAGGGCGAGTTCGACGTCGCTGACACTTTCGACGTGAATACGACGCTGATGCCCACGGTCGAGACGGTTCCCGCGAGTGCAGATCCTGTTGGCGCGTTCCGCTTCACCTGCCTTGCCGGGCAACTCGCAAAGGATGACCCGATCGTCTATCCGGGACAGCCTGGTGCGTCGCATCTCCACCAGTTCTTCGGCAACACTGCGACGAACGCCAATTCGACCTATCAGAGCTTGCGGACGAGCGGCGGCTCGACTTGCACGGTCAACGGACTCAGCGTGTCGCCGCAGCGCACTGCTTACTGGATGCCGGCAATGCTCGATGGAGTGGGAAATGTCGTCAAACCGGACTTCATCCTCACCTATTACAAGCAATTGCCGACCGGCAACCCGGAGTGCAAGGGTGCTCCTGATGCTACCCATGTCGGATTTTGTGTGCCGATCCCTAACGGTATCAGGTTCATCGTCGGATACAATATGGCGACTGGAAACGGCGGCCCGACATCCGACCCCAATGGCCCATTCTCAGCCGATTACTGGGGTGAGGGATTCGAGTGCGAAAGCCCCGATCAGCAGACCTCAAGGACTGGTTTCAAACACTCGTTCCAGGAGATAATCGATACCGGCAAGTGCCTTGTCGGCGACTATCTGCGCGTGGCTATCGCCTTTCCCGATTGTTGGGATGGAAAGAACCTGGACACTGCCGACCACAGGTCACATCTGGCCTATCCGAACGGCGCGCTGATCGACAACTTCCTGCCCGCCTGTCCCGCGGATCATCCTTATTCGATCCCGCAGATTGCTGAGCAAGTGTTCTTTCGCGTCGATGCCAATTTCCTCGCCGGCAAGTGGGAATTATCCTGCGATCAGATGACGGGTGGGAAGCCAAAAGGGGCATGCCTTCACTTCGACTATTGGGAGGCCTGGTCACCAGTGGTCAAGAACATGTGGCAGACCGGCTGCATCGATGGTCATCTAAGCTGCAATGTCGGTGAAATGGGCAACGGCCAGTCGATCATCGGAATGCAGCAAACGCATCCCACCCATGTGCTGGTGCCACTGTCGTCGATACCTTAGATCGCTCCATTGGTTCGTCGCTGTCGTTCAGCTTCGGCCTCACGCAACGCATCCCTCTCCTTAAGCAGGGTAGAGATCGCTTCTAGCAACGCGCGCAAATCTGGCTTGCAGACAACCGTGTGGCCATTGTGAATCGTGCCGCCATAGCTGACTGCTAGGGCGCGTTTGGCCCGCTCGATCAGCTTCTCATAGTCACTCGGCATTGCTTGTGTCCTTCGGGGCTTGGCAGGTGTTCCACGCATCCTTGGCGTCAACAGCGCAGCGCTCCCAAGGTCCGGTAGCGTGACAATTCTCACAGTGTACGTTGAATACAAGCCCGTGACCGTTGTCGCTGATAGCGAGCTTGTCGCCATTGCAGAACGGGCATGACACGAAGTCCTCGCGTTTCAGCTCAACCTCACCCATTACGACTTCCCTTCTGAAAGCGCTTGAGAAAATAGTTGATGTTGCGGTCGTTCTCTTCATAGCGCTCGGTTGGCGTTTGGCCGCAGCCGTGAGGGCAGCGGAACAGGTAGCCGTAGTCGCCATGCGCACAACGCATCACGGTTCTCCTGCTGTCTGTGAGCGAAGGTTAACGACCGGTATGTTATCGAGCTGTCGCATTCTTCCCGCCACCGGATCGTAAGTGAAGCTGACCATGTGCGCCTGATCTGGGCGGAGTTTCGGGTCTTCGTAAATATCGATCCCTAAAAACGATCCGACCTTTTTCACGACTTCCCTCCTTCAGCTCGTGCTCTTAGGGCGGCGGCGCAGAGAGCGAGTGCGGGAGTTGCGGCCCTGCTTTCCTTGCCCGAATAGTAGGGATAGCGCACCAGCGCCTCGCCGTGGTCGAGATATACTTCGATGCTGGCGATCATCCACTCCGGCACCAGTGTCACCGCTGCGTCGAGGGAGGCGGTGTAGCTGGGAATGCAGACCAGCGGACTTTCGCGATCAGCCTCCTTAGCAATCTCCGCCACAGTGTTGTGCGGTGAGCCAGCCATTAAACTCTCTAGCCGCTTGGCTGCTGGCCCGCATTCAATCGCGATTGCCACGTCCAACTCGCGCTGTGGCCCCGTCGCCTTCTCGCACCGCTCAGCAAGCTCCAACTTATCCATCCTGCTTCTCGTTTGGGGAAAGGGCGGCGCGCGCCTCATCCTGCATTTGCTCGTGCGGCTGATCCGCCCAATCGGTCACGCACTCGCCTGTTTCGATGCGCTGCAACGCGACCTTGAACCGCTCGTTCTCCTCCATCACCGGTTCGATGAGCGCGAGAACGGAATCGGCTGCGTCACCGAAATCTGACGGCCCGTACTGTGTTGGCGCGCGCCAGTTGTCATAAATCGCCCGCGCGATCTTTTCCCGCATCGTCATATCAGCAAGTCCTATCGTCGATGATTTTGGCAAGGTAGTAGAGGCCCACAATTGCCAGCATGAGCAGGAGGGTTTGTGCGGGGGTCACAGTTTGGGCTCCCGCATCTCAGTCATGGGTGACTCCTCGGTGAGGACGGCGACAACGGCTTCGTAAGCCTCGTGAACCAGATCGCTCGCACTCAATATGCCGCTCGCTCTGAGCCTGTCGGATAGAATGAACATTGCCTCGCGCACCTGTTCGTCTTGAGTCCGCAGCCGTTCGTTTTCCTTCACCAGCTCCTCGATCTCCCGCATAGTGTAAGTCGAGAATCGAGTGATTTGGCCTTCACGGAGCGCGCGGGCTTCCTTGTAGAGCTTATTCGCAGCAGCCACGCGAAGAGGATTGTCGCTTTCGCCTTTTTCGAGTTCCCGAGCGCGGCGCACAAGTTCCTGTGCCCGCATTTCTCCATCTTCACCTGTTGTCATGAGGATGCACCTTCGAGCTTGGCTACGACGCACGACCTGATGTATCTCAGCCGTGTCGTCATTCGGCGGTTGTTGGCGTTCTTATCGATTTGCTTGTCGAGCCACTCCAGCGCTTCAAGCTCTGCCAGACGAAACAGCAACGCGTCCTTTTCGCTGACTACCGGACTTGGTGAGCCCGACGCATGAGGTTTCACGCTCCTACCGGTCATCATACGTCACCTTCGAGCTTGGCGAGGAGGGCGTCGAGGTCGTTGATGCTGTCAGCGATCCACGCGTCAGGATGCCCCTTGTAGAGATAGTCGCCGCGCTTCGTGCATTGATGCTCAGCTGCGTCCACGAGCCTTTGCCGGATCGTCCCAAGCACAATAGGCAGCGCTGCCCCTGCTTCTTGGTTTGTCATGCTGACAATTCTCCATGATAAAGCCGCACCAGATCTCCGACACGGAATCCGCCAGAGTAGTCTCCGGGCACGTCGCAATAGATGCGGTAATCATCGCCAGCAGGCCGAACGGCTAAGTAGGTCCAGACTTTCTTGCTGCCTTCCCTTTCGTCCTGAGAGCCAGCCACACTGATACTTTCGATGACGACTGGTGCTCCGGTGCAAGCCTCTTTAGGATCCTTCAGCGGGGGATAGGTAACGCGCGGTGGGCGAGGCACGCTCAGATATTCCGTACGCACTATCCGCTTTGAAATGACATCGCGCTTCACCGGCACCATGTTTCCCATGACGGTTCCGATGTAGGAGCACCCCCACGCGCCAGTTCCTAGAAACGCGCTGAGAATGGCGGCCAAATATACCCGCTGCCTCACCGTGGCGTCTCGGAAAAGCGCCCGAAGTTCGCCGCCAATGGTCACTCTGCTTCTCGATGTGGGTTAGGTGTGGTCATGATCGCCTCCTTGGGCGTCTCCCTTCGGGCTGCGTTGTTGTTCGCGCACGAGGCGATACGCATGGGACCGGCTGATACCGTACTTCGCAGAAAGCTTGCGGCCACCTAAGCCGCGCTTCGCATCATCGCGAATCTGCGCCACTGTTCCGTCAGACAACCGAATGCCGTTTGTGCGCGAAAACGTTCCGTGCATGATTTGATGCCTGGTGTTTTCGGAGCGCGTTACCCACGCCAGATTGTCGGGACAGTTGTTGCCCTTATCGCCATTAAGATGGGCGCACTCTAAACCCAGTGGACACGGGCCGTGAAATGCCTCGGCGACTAGCCGATGGACCTTCCGTTTAACGCACCGGCCGTTCACCGTCAGATTGACGTAGCGGTATCCGTAGCGGTCAATCGCCCCGTAGAGACGTTGCCCAGTGCGACAGTTGTGAATGTGCCCACCTTCGGACGCGGCGTAGCCGATGCACGAGGGGATGACGCGCCAACGCTTACTCATTACTGCCAGCCTTCGGCCTCAGCCCCTTCGGGTCTTCGCGGAGTGGCATCCCTGACGCGGAGAACGCGCCATCTGGTACGCCATTTCCAGTTAGCCAGAGCCAGCCCTTGCGGACCATGAAGGTGAGAGAGTGCTGCGAATGGGTGGTGACGGGCTTGCAGGCATCTGTGACCACATCAGGGCTTTGCTTTGCGAGAACCGCGAACGAAAAACACTGCATCGTGTCAGCGCCGAGATCGTAGCCGCTATTCACGCCACACGTGAAAGCCGCGATAGCGATACCCACCGACAGGCCGAGACAACGAAGATTGGCTCGGTGCGAAGCACGACCAGCGCGGGCCTGAAAGGCATCGCCAGAACTATGTCGGTTAGGCATTGTCGGACCCTTTCTGGGTGGTGGCCTGGGAAGCCACGCACCCTAAATGCTCGCGTAGGAAGTGGACCGCCGTTTGCTCTGGAATCCATCCTTCGTAATCGCCGCGATGCCCGAACGGCCAAAATCCTTCATCTCGGAAGAACTCGACCAGCGGGCCAATCTCATTCAGCTTCTCGCGCAGCTTGGCATTGGCGGCCGACAAGTCGCGCACTTGACGCTCGGCCTTTTCCGCTCGGTTCGTTTGCTCGCTAAGCGCCGCAACAACATCGCGGACGTATTTCACGCGCTCCGGATCGAATAAGCGCCCAGAATCAGTCATCATCATTCCCCTGATGTGATGGGAGTAGTGCACAGGGGCCGAAAGTTCGCTGTGAACCTTCTACCGCGAACCAAGCGCGAACATGGCGCATCAGAATGCAGAGCGGCCCTAGGGAAAGCGCCCACAAAACAACGCGTACCGCTAGGAGCAACGCGTTCGGGAGGCAGGGGCCGGAGGTTCGAATCCTCTCTCCCCGACCAAGCATTTCCGCCATTTCCACGTGAAACAGCGCAGGGGCCGAAGGTTCGTTTGAACCTCTGGCGGTCATTTTGAAGGCTCGGAAGGTTCTTCGGAGCGGACAAGATCGACCGCAGCTTGGTGGCCGGCGACCGCCTCATCCCAAGTGGAATAGCGCCACATGTCTTGATCGTACGCGCCGCCGGAAATCAGCGTCTCAAAGATGAGTGGAGGGCCTTCGCCGTATTGGTGGTCGAGGCCGAGAAACACGGTGGAAATCCACACGTCGCCGATCTGGTCGCGAGCTACACGGCGCTTTTCCATGTCGTTGAACGCAGTTGCCCACTCCATAAGCTCTGCGGGCCTAACTGTGTGGTCGTCGTTCAGCACATAATGTTCGCTCATTTTCCCCTCCGTACCGCTTCGGACACGCGCCGCAGATGTCCCGGCGAGAAGCGAGCATAGTGCTTTTCCGTAGTGGCGCTGTCGTCATGGCCCATGAACTGCGCTAACTCGGCCATGCTCACCCCAGCCTCAGCAGCCCATACCGCGCCAGTGTGGCGGAGCGTATAAGGCGTGACGTGGATTCCCGACCGAGCAGAGGCAGCCTGGAACGCCTTCTTGATCGACTTGACCTGCTGCGCCCCCCTCTCCACCACAAATTGGCTCTGGCGGCCCGTATAAGCCGTTCTCAGCGCCGCCAAGGCTTCGTCGTTGAGCGGGACCACAGGACGCCTCTTGCGCGTCTGGCGGCGTCCTACGGGGTTCAGATCGACAGTTCCCCTTTCGAAGTCCACCCGGTTCCATGTCAGCTCAAGAATTGCAGTCGGTCGGGCCATCGTCGCCAAGCCCAATTCGACATAGAGCCGGGCATGGGGAGCCTTTACCTCCCTGAACCATCGCTCGAACTCGGAACGTGTTAAATGTCGCACCTTGCGCTCTGGCGGTTCCGGCCTCCAGATGTTCGGCGCCTTGCGGATTAGGTCTCGCTCAAGAGCCCATCTGAGGGCAACCGACAGCATCCCCAGTTCATAGCGGATCGTCGCATCCGCCATTTCCCGCCTTTTAGCGTAGGACTGCGCCATCTCCCGATCGATTAGATGCGGCTCGACGTTCTCCCAGAACGGGCGCATGGCTTTCCACGCGTCTTTCTGGCGAGCGGTCGAGGCTATGCCTTCAGCCTCGCGGTCGGCGATGTAGGCGCTCACGATCTTGCCCACGGTCCATGATGAACGGTCGTGTCCGGCCTTCCACCCGCGCCTAGCCTCCGCTTCAGCCCCAGGACGGTCGGTTGCCTGAAGCCGCTCTCGGTGTCGTCGTCCTCCAGCGTCTCGATAGACGATGGCGTAACCGCTTCTGAACCGCTGGACCGTATATTCTGGCACTCGAATCTCGCGACCTCTTCAGCCGGTATCCGTATGAGTGTGCCAAGCCGGAAGCAACCGAGCTCGCCGTCACGGATCAGCTTGCGGATTACCCCTTCGGAGCATTCCCAAGCATCTGCCAATGAGGCAACCGTGAAGGCGCGAGCACTCACCGCCACAAGTTCCTCTTCACCCGATCCGGAAGATAGACTGGCGCTCTCCTGTCACCGGATATGTGGACAGCTGACCAATCGCGCTTCTCGATGTCGGCACGGTTCAGCGCAGCAATGTCGAGCGGCTGTTCATTGACAATGCGGAGGGATGGTTTGGCGGTCATGCTGCGATCCTAGGCGGTGCCGGCCACAGTTGCTCTCCGGAAACAGTCTCTATCCGTATCGTTCCGGGGTTGAGGCGTGCGTGTTCCGCCAGATCATCGTCTGCTGGCAGGTCGATAATGTAAAAGCCCTCTGCTCGCCTGAACACGCGAGGAACCCAATGATGGCGCGGCGGGAGCGGCTTCCCGTTGGCGTAGCTGTCGCTCATCTCACCCCCTCCTTATCGTTTCTGTGGTGTGTCACCGGAGGTTCATCTTCGCGCGCTCGGTGGCGTTCGCGGTTCTCCAGGCATCGAACCGCATCCGCTTGGCTTCCGCCTGGGCCTTCAGCGCCTCCGCATCGTAAGCGGCCAGTTCCCAATCGACACAGGCGGCTTCGTAAACAGGATCGGCCTCGGCCATCTGTTCACTGGTCCCGACCGCGTTCCCGTCGCCCTTGTATTTGACGAACAGGGTGGCGCGGACGCGCTTGCGGCGCAGATCGGCGGCTTCCGCGGCGACCTTGGCTTTGCCAGCGCGGACGAACAGTTCCTCGGCTTCGTTGATCGCCTGGTCGATCCCGTGATGCACCATCGCGTTCATGCGTCCACCCTCCGATATGTGTCGGCAAAGGCCATCGCCTCCGCGAGCAGGTCGATCCCGTACTTTTCAAAGAAGCCCTGATGGCTCAACCCCTCAACGCTGATCGGATCGCTCGCCTTTGGATCGAACACCTTCTGATGGTGTGGTGGGCATAGCGGGACAACCAGCCAGTCATCTTTGGAGAAGCGGCCTGGCTTGTCAGCATAGCCGGTCACATGGTGGACGGTCGGAGCCGCGCCGCAGACGAGGCAGACGTTCTCCTTGGCGATCCATTCGTGATAGTCTCGTGCCGACACTGGCTTATATCTCCGTTTGGCTTTGAGGGCTGTTCGACGCATCAAAACGGAACGAAATCATCGTCCAGCCCGGACATGTGATCCGAGTTTGTTGAGATCACCGGGCGCTCAGCACCGCGCGCCTCCTTCGGTTTGAACGACAGCGAGATCCACTTCTCGCCGTTGGGGCGTATCTTTGTCCAACCAGACGCCCAATATTCGACGCCGCCGATCATCACTGTTCCAGTGAGATTGGGATGCGTTTCCTTCTCGCGCTTGTCGTTCTTGAAGAGCGATCCGCTAAGGTCGCGTTGCTCGTAAGCCATCAACGTGTCTCCAATTCTGCGATTTGTTTCAGGCCGCGCCTCGTGTCGCGAACCTCGATCTCCAATGGCACAAAGTCGGGCGGCGTATTCGGCCCATCCGACCACCAATCGGGCAAGTCGCGTTTAAGCTGATCCACGAAAGCCTTAACCTCTTCGTCCTTGGCCCACTCGTCGAACTCCTCTAGGCTGCCCATGCCGCGCAGTGTGCGGGCGAACTCCCTTGCAGCCTTCTCCAGCTTGGGCAGGGTGTCGTAGGGGCCGTCTAGCTTGGCGCTCTTCCTGGGCGGCGCCTCACCCGTTGTAGGGCGGTCGTTTGCAGCCCTCGAAGCAGCGTTGCCGTCATCGTCCTCAGTCGGCACACCAAAGGCCGTTACGAGGGCATAGCGGCGGGCATAGGTAAGCGCTGAGCCGAAGCCTTGCGCGTCACGCTTGTTCGCCGGCACATAGAGCTTGCCGAAGTCGATCTGGCCGCCGCTGATGTGGCGGACATAGGTTGAGACGATAACGCCATCCTCGCTCGGCTCGCTGCACTGGATGAAGTAGAGGTTGTGCGCGGCGAGGATCGGGCGCAGTGCTTCGATCACACTACCCAGGTCCGCGTACTTGGACTTGAAGTGCGGGTTGATCTTGTCCTTGGTGACGGCCTCAATCTCTGCGAATGCCGCTGCCATTGCCACGTCGATAGAGCCGCGTTCGTTTAGCTCATCTTCAACCGTGCGTAGTTTTGCCTGACTAGCCATTTCTAGGCTCCTGTTCTTGCGAAAGGGATGGCGCGCGAAGCGCCGAGACCGAAGGGCTCGGGTCCCTCTCAGGACCGCCAAGCCCGGTGCCGAAGGCATTCGCCCAGAGACGATCACAGACGTCCCCGATATCGTGACCACGAATGCTCTCATTTGCTTTGGTGATGGTGGAGCGGAGGGTCATGCCGCGCGCCTCCGCTTCAACAGCGGATCACCAGTGGGCTCTGCATCACCCTCACGAAGAGCAATGAGACGGAATGCCTCCGTTACGGCGGGGTTGCCGAACTCGCTGAACTCACAACCGCTAAGGATGCGCTCGATGTACCACTCGATCTTCGCATCCCATTCGTCTTGCTTTTGCTCAGCAGTTCGAACTCGCATCCCAAGGGACCGTGCGAACTCGGCGCCGCTGACCTTGCCGGCGTCTGCGGTGATGAGGCGGTCGGTCATGCGGCCTCCAGATGCCTTGCGCGCTGAAGCTGCTTGGCGAGGCGGTCGTAGAGAACGACATTCACGGTCGCGGCGAGGTTCATGCAAAACCGCGTTGGCACCATCACCTTGCGCGGGCACCAATCTAGGATCGCTTTGCCTAGCGTTCCGTCCTCTGGCCCGAAGATGTAGAAGGCGCTTTCGGGGTGGAAAAAGTCGGGCAGTGAGGTCGCATCATCGACCAGATCGACTGCGACAGGAGTAGCGCCATAAGGTACTAATTCTTTGAGATTCCCGCGCAAAACTGGTATATGCCGATGACCGGCGACGGTGTTTGCTGGCGACTTGATCCAGCGGTTATCAATCCGCTGGCCACTGAGCATCACGCTCGCCACATCGTAGCACATGGCTGCGCGGATCACGCCGCCGACATTCGCCTTATCCTTGGGCAGGTGAAGGCCGATTGCCGCGAACCCGCGCGTCACAGCTGCACCGCCAGCATCGCGCCGATAACCGCCGCAACCACACACATGATCGCTACTTCCCACCACGCTATCGGCGGATGCACCCGTAGCTTGAGCTGGTTGACTCTGAGGTCGATTGGATCGTCGCGAAACGCTTTTCCCTGACGAGCATAGGATTGCTCGATTGTGGTCGGGCGGTGCAGGGGGATCACTTCGCCCCAAGGTGTTTGTGCGGGGCGGGTCATGCTGACACGCGCAGAAGCCAGTCACGGCTACCGTCCGCACGAAGCGCATAGCTCACGCTGTAACCGAAGCCGTGGCGCTGTTTCAGACGCTCGCCGGCAACCTCAGCTGATCGGCGGCTCCAGAAAAACTCTGAGTGGATAACCACTGTTCATCCCCATCAGACGGAATGTCTGTATGAGGAGGTGGTATGCGATTATCGCAACATGGTCAAGCTATTATTTTGCGAAAATCGCAACGCTATAGATCACTGACCCTTTTCTTAGCGCGGCCAATGACGGTGAAAGTCTCGCGTCCGGGGTAGATGACTTGATGAGCTGGGTTGGTCGAACAGGGCTCTAGCCGAGCGGGTTCATCCATGTAGCGCTTGAAGGTTGTTTCGCCTTCTTCGTTACGAATGACGTAATAGCGTCCGGGGAGCAGATCGAGGTCGCGCGGATCGATGATGATCCCTTCGCCTTCCTTGGCGACGAGATCCATTGAATCGCCTTCTACGATAACAACGAAAGCATCTTTACTCAGCGCCTTGTCGGGACTGGGCATGTAGCCCCTCACTTCCTCAAAACCCTGACGCCAGGCTCCGGCACTTATTAGCCCAACGATTGGTAGCAACGCGGGTACGTTATCCGAGTTGCCGCCCATTCCGTAATAGGTTGATAACTTATTTGCTTCTTCGACCGTTAACCTTCGCTTGCCGCTCATGATCTTCGACATTTTGTCGGGAGCCATTCCCAACATGCGCGCGAGGCCGGCTTGGCTGTCGCCGTTCTCCTTCATCAGCCGCTTCAGCGTTTCGATGTCCATGTAGCCATTATCGCCAAACTGGCAATATATTCTTGCGCGATTAACGCACGGCAGCGGTTGACAAGTGGTTGCGATTATCGCATCACTGCGGAATGCAACAGACATACGCAGATCGGGTGATCGACGCGCTAGGGGGTACGACCGTTGTTGCGACAGCGATCGATGCTCCAACATCGACCGTCCACAGTTGGCGTAAGATTGGCATTCCATCTTCTCGCCTAGCTCACCTGAAGCTCATCGCGGAGAAGTCGGGCATAACGCTCCCCGAACCGCCATCTGCCCTACCGCAAGACGCCGCAGCATGATCGCATGGCCCGCTCCTGCCATGCAGTTGAGCCGAGGGCCTGAATTGCCCCTTGGACCCTCGGCTCGTTCGATTGCGCGAGTGCCCTGATCGTGAGCGGGGGATGGCAACATTGGGAAACCGCGCCCGTCAACGAGGTCGTTGATTGGTGGATTGCGTCTGACCACGATGACGGATGGCGTAAGACCGGCTATCGCTGCAACAGCGCCGATCCTCTTTGCATCGTTGAAGAGAATGGAGGCCTTTACTGGCCGCACGAAAACGGCGGATGGCCCACCCACTGGATGCCTCTCCCCGAACCTCCGGAGGGCACCTGAATGAGCGCTCTCTACACCGCTCTCGCTATTTTGGGCTGGCTCACCTTCTGCGCTCTCATCGCATGGTTTGTCGGTAGCTTCGTCGATTTTGCTGCGCAGCTTTTCGATGATGAGGACGGCAAGGTTGCCGATGCTTGGGGCGATGTCCCCGCTCTCCATGAGGAGATGAGGCCCGCCCGTGCTTTCAAGCGAGGGGGGATAGTCGCTGCCGAGCTCAGCGAGCGGGCCGATACGCACAACACACATTCTGTTCTTCTTTCCGGTCCTCTTAGCGGGACAGGAACCTTATAATGAACGCGGATTTAACAGCCAATCCGCACGTATGCGGTATTAGCGTCCTCGGTAAGCGGCACGCCTCCGTCCTAGACGACATCGGCTCGGCGCTTCTCATCATCAAACAGCAGCGTGGTCTCACCCTCGTTGAGATGGGTGAGGACATTCGCAAGAGCGACGACACGATTGCCCGCTACATCGCTGGCGAGAAGGAAATGGGCGTCGTCACATGGCTGCGTGCCGTTGAAGCTTATCCCGAGCTTCCGAACCTTGTCTCCGAGAGCGCCACAGAGCGCGAGCTACGCGCCAAGCAGCAGCCGCTCGACTTGGAGCTTACCCGCCAACGGAGTCAGGCAGCATGAGCCGCGTCGAGCATATCGGGCGGGCTACGCTTTACCTTGGGGATTGCCGGGACATTCTGCCGACGCTTCCCAAGGTGGACGCGGTTGTGACTGATCCTCCTTATGGGATTGGCAAGCGGCTTACTTCTGGCGGCGCGCGCTCTGGTGGTTGGCATCGGATGGTCGCCAGTGACGCGCACGAATGGGATGTCCGCCCAGAGCCAGAACTGTTTGATTCTCTGTTCGCACTCTCAACTGACCAGATCATTTGGGGCGGCAACTTCTTTGGTCTGCCTCCGTGCGAAAAACCGCTCTGTTGGGATAAAGTTCGCCCGAACCAGAAGAACGTCAGCGAATGGGAATATGCGTGGACCTCATTGGTAGGCCGCGCTCAGATGATCCAGCACTGCGCTAACGGCGGCTTCGTCATTGACGCGCCGCGCGAGCACCCGACCCAGAAGCCGCTTCCGGTGATGAAGTGGTGCCTCGACTTCCTTCCGAATGCCCAAACTATCTTGGACCCGTTCATGGGCAGCGGAACTACGGGCGTTGCAGCTATCCAAGCTGGCCGCTCTTTTATCGGCATCGAGCGCGATCCTGACTACTTCGCAATCGCAGTTCGCCGCATCCGTGAGGCTAATGGCGACGACGCCGGCCCCCTATTTGGAGAGGCGGCGTGAGGGTTGTCGCAGACCTGAATCATCCGCAGCCTGAGCGGTTTGCTGTTCTTGAGGTTCATTTAGACCAGCGGGACGGCGATGGTTGCCGAGCCACCGTGCTGTCTCTGCACATGGATAGAGCCGAGGCAGAGAGGGCGGCTCGAACATCTAGCAATAACAGTTCCGAGGGGACCGCGGCATGACCAGGAAATCAGATGGATATACCAATCCGACGTGGTTCAACGCTGCGCTTCGTGAGGCATCGTTCATTTTAGAGGACATCCTCTGGGAAACTCACAACGAAAGCGATGAATACGCGCCGATAGTCCGCGCGATCGACGCCCTTCAGGATGCCGACTTAGCCTTAGAACGCGCTGCCGCGAGAGGGAGCGCCGCATGAACTTCCTCCGCAACTGGCTCTTCCGTCACTCCTGTAACCGCACAATCGCAAGCGCTCGTGAGCTGGCGCTTCACGGAGCAAGAAAGCGCGAACAAGCCTGGATCGCATTGCGCGATGCAAAGACCGAGCAACTACGGCGAGAGATTGAGCTGAAGCGGGGGCTGGCGTGATGCGCTACCTCTCAGTCTGCTCCGGCATCGAAGCCGCCACCGTCGCTTGGCATCCGCTCGGATGGGAAGCTGCTGCGTTCAGCGAGATCGAGGCATTCCCGCGCGCCGTGCTGGCCTATCACTACCCCGATGTGCCGTGCCACGGCGACTTTACCACAATCGGAGCCGATGAGTATGGCCCAATTGACCTTCTTGTCGGAGGCACCCCCTGTCAGAGCTTCAGTGTCGCTGGCCTTAGAGGCGGACTGGCTGATGAGCGCGGCAACCTGGCCCTCGAATATCTTAGGCTGGCTGACCGCAAACGGCCCCAGTGGCTGGTTTGGGAGAACGTCCCCGGCGTCCTGTCATCGAACGGAGGACGGGACTTTGGTGCCATTCTCGGGGGCATGGTCGAACTCGGGTATAGCTTCGCCTACCGAGTGCTTGACGCTCAGTTCTTTGGAGTTCCCCAACGGCGCCGCCGCGTCTTCGTTGTCGGACATCTTGGAGATTGGCGACGTGCCGCAGCGGTTCTATTTGAGCGCCACAGCCTGTCGGGGAATCCTGCGCCGAGCCGTGAAGCGGGGCAAGCAACTGCCGGAACCCTTAAGGCTTGCGCTGGAAAGAGCGGCACTCCCAATGGAGCCGAAGAAGCCGATCGACTGATCGTCTCTCAGTGGGGCGACCAAGCGGGAGCGCTCACGGCTCGGCACGACAGCAGCCCGTGTGCGGATCGAGGACAGAACATCATCGCGTTCAGCGGCCAGTCGCTCGGTTGCGATAGCGATTTAGCCCCAACGCTCGACACCGGCGCCGAACACCATAACCGCAGCATCCATGCGTTCATGGAGAATGTCCGCGCAGAGTTGCGGATTTCGGAGCAAACCGACGCTCTTACCCGCGGTGGCGGGAAGCCGGGCCAAGGCTATGCCGCTGCGATGGTGGGATCTCAGGTCCGCCGTCTGACGGTTCCAGAGTGCGAACGCCTCCAGGGCTTCCCCGACGATTACACACTAGTTCCCTATCGCGGAAACCTCGCTGCTGATGGTCCACGATACAAAGCGCTCGGCAATTCGATGGCTGTTCCGGTGATGCGCTGGATCGGTGAGCGGATTGCAATGGTCGAAGCGCTTCAATCGCAAAGCCTCGCCGCATGACCCCACAAACCCAAACACCAGAGGGGTCGGTGCTGATCGAGCTGCCTTGGCCAGACTCAAAGCTCGCCGGCCATCACAACGTCCATTGGCGTGCGCTTCAGCCGGTAAAGGCCAAACATAAGACTTGGGCCAAGTTCGCTGCGCTCGCGGCCGACATCACCGTTCCAGAGACAGGTGATATCCGCGTGTCAGCTACGTTCTACCCGCCCAATAAACGCGGCGATAGAGTGAATTACCCCATTCTCGCCAAGCCTTACTGGGATGGGATCGCTGAAGCGCTCGGCGTCAATGACCGACGCTTTCTCCCCTCATATCATTTTGCCGAGCCGGTCTCAAACCCGCGCGTCGTGGTGGTGATCGGATGAACGCCATTCCCATCACAATAGGACAACGGGCCATGTTCATCCCACACAGCGGCTACGCGCGCAGCGAGCTCTCCAAGCTCGACCGGTTCGCGGAGTATTTGGCTAACGGTTTGTCGGTGCCTGAGGCTGCGCGAGCAGTCGGCTGGCAGGCATCGCACGGCAACTCGATGCTCCAGCGCATCCGCAAGCAGCTGGGAGCGCAAGCCAAATGATGGAACCTATCGAACTGCCCTCACGCACGCGCGTCTCACATCGCCCGACAACGCAGATCCAAGAGCTCGTCGCAGTCTCCTATGGGCTGCATCCCAAACACATGGTGTCGCCAGAACGACGACGAGACATCGCCTGGCCCCGCCAGATCGCGATGTATCTCACGCGGCAGCTCACGCAAAGGTCGCTCCCAAGCATTGGTGAGGCGTTCGGCCACCGCGACCACACCACCGTCATCCACGCCATAAAAGCCGTCGAGAAGAGGATGCAAGCCGATCCTCTCTATCGCGCTGACGTCCAAGCTCTGCGGAAGGCGCTGACGAAGTGAGCTCCATCCAAGCAATGACGCATGTGTGGAATCTCGAACTAGCGTCGGCTGAGGAACGTGCAGTCATGCTTTGGCTCGCTGGCACGGGCGGCGGCCTTGGCTGGCCTGTTAATCCTGACTGGATCGACATGGGCGTGTTTGCTTGCTGCGGCCACGAACGCGCATGTGCTGTTACTTATGATCTCGTTGACCGCGGCTTGCTCATCTGGGGCGGCGTCGAAGAAGGATCACATAGCTGGCTGTGGATCAAATATGACGGCGAATATTACGAGCCCATAGATTGGACTCAGGAAACCAAAACCCGCTCCAAGCGCGTGGCAGCTTTGATCGAGAGGGATGGACCTGGTTGTTCATACTGCAACTGTACCCCCGTTAGCTACGAGGTAGATCACTTCGTTCCTCGCGCGAAAGGCGGGGAAGATAGGATGAACAACCTCCTGCTCGCCTGCAAGGAGTGCAACCGGGCGAAGCGGGACAGTTTACCTGAGGACTATCTGCGCGATCGTCCTGAGCTGTTTCACGTACTCAGCACAAACCTCAAATATCTCCACGAGGATTTATGAGCCGCTGGTATCGCGCCTATGAAGGGACCGTAACCGATCCCAAGCTCGGCGAAGCGGCAATGATGGCCGGCGTCTCGCGATCAGTTGCTATCGCTGCTTGGCATTGTCTGCTGGAGAGCGCGGCGTCGCGCAACAACTGTGGAAGCTTCGACACTTCGGCGCGCCGGATCGCTGTCATTCTGTGCGAGCCTCCTGCCGGCATCGAGGCACTATTCGCCGCCTTCGATGAGCTCGGAATGATTGGCGACGGCGCCGTTGCATCCTGGAGCAAACGCCAATTCCAAAGCGACGACAGTAAGGAACGGGTTGCCAAACACCGCGCCAAGAAACGGCGGGAAACCGCTACAAATGGAAGCGGCAACGAATGTGTGACGCCGTGTAACGGCGAGGTAACGCCCTCATATACAGAGACAGAGACAGAGACAGAAGAAGGGGTTTCTAACGAAACCTTTGTCGCTGAGCCTGAAGATTCCGAAAGCGAAGAAGGGCTCGTGCTGAAGCCTGAGCACCTTTCGGAAGCCTGGAACTCTGGTCCAGCCACCAAGGGCGCGGTTCAGTCAAAGCGGATGGGGCCGAAGCGGCGGCGCAAAGCCATATCCTTCCTCCGCAACCACCCAATCGACGACATCACCGAGGCCATTTCTGCGGTGGCCGAGTCCGACTTTCTCTGCGGTCGGACAAAAGAAGGGTTCCGAGCGGACATCGAGTTCCTGTTTTCCGACACTCATATGAACCGGCTGCTGGAGGGATTTTATGCCCGCTAACCCATTGATGAAGGCGATCGATCCAGCTTTCGACCGCAGTAACTGGACGCTGAAAGAGCATCGCGACCACGCCAATGCCCAGCTCGTGCTCAAGAACATCAATGAGGATCGCCGCAGAAAAGGCATGGGCCAAGTTCGCTGGGTAATTCGCGACGGTCGCGTTGTCTGCGAGATCTCATCCACCGGAGGAAGGTAATGGCGTCTGCTGTTCGCGTATTGGGCGGATTCGCCCGCTGGTACTGGAACCGCGTGAAGGAATTTCCGCTGGTCGTTGCCGCGTTCACTGCCGGCTGTCTGTTCGAGGCGATTTTGATCACGTTCCCGCCGGTTCTCAAGGCGGTGATGCACTGGGCTTTGGGTTAATCGGGAGGGAAGAATGGCAACGGCAGCAATGAAGTTTCCCAAGCGAAGGCGTCGGTTCGAGACAGAGGTGCATCACGGCCAGCGCGTCCTTCCGCCTGAGGAAGGGAAGCTTCTGTTGCTGGACGTAACCATGCGAATGGATGCGCGCCGGCTACAGCGGAGGCTGGAACGTGCAACCCAGCGCCACGAAGGTTTTCCCGAGCGTCAATCGGTAGCAATTGCCATGCTCGCTGTTGAAGAGCAAATCGTCAAAGCGTTGTGGACGATCGCCCGCCAACCGTTGGGAAGAATTGCACCGATCCAGAGCGGACGTTGCGGGATCGAATATATCCATGATCGCAGCGACGTTCACTCGATCTACGCCGATGCTGCTGGTGGGAAGTGGGATACGGTTGCCCCACGTCCATCACTGCCAAGCGCAAAGGACATCAGCCAAGCGAACAGGGTTCAGGACTGGCTGCTCTATGTGGAGGACGAGGAGCAACGCAAGCTGTTAGTGGTCGGCGCTACATCCAAGCGTGGCGACGCAGGCCGTTCTATTGCGTGGCCACGTCTGCGATCTGGTTTGCCGCAATATGGCGGATACACTGTGCGGACACTTCAGCGCCGCTATGACGAAGCACTGCGAATAATTGTCAACGAACTAACTATTGCGCGCATGTCGTCTTTGTCGCATAAGTGCTGTTCAGCGAATGTAATCTGAAGAATTGCGCCTGCGGCCACACCGGCTCGCAGGCGCTTCTCGTTTCGGGCATCGGATTGATTCGACAGCCCGACCCGGCGCCGCTCCTTCATCAACCCCTGAGCAGCGAGCGCCGGGAAACATTGGAGGCGTCATGCAGCGCCAACCTGTTCGCACTGAGAGGCTAAGAGGTCGAAGAGCTGTTGAGCAAAGACAGCGCCGCCTCAAGCGAACGCATGGGTTATGCGAAGACTGCCTAGCTTGCGGTGCTACCCAGGTAGCTACTGCTGTTGACCACGTCATACCACTCGCGCTCGGTGGATCAGACGAAGACGACAACACTCGCAACCTATGCGACTATCACCATCAACTCCGCACCTCTGAACAATTTGGCAGGGTGAAGCGAGCAGCGATAGGTAGTGATGGATGGCCAGCGCTGTAAGCGGGGGGTATCATAAGATCCCAACCGCTTCAGACGGAAACCGGCGCACAACCACAAAAACTATAAACCGTAACATTGCCTCGCGCACGCGCGTAACAACCGGAGATCATCATGGCTCGCAAGTCGGCCGCCGCTCTCGCGGTCGTTGGTGGAACTGACATTGACGGGCGCCCTGGCCCTCCTTCTGATCTGACCGAGTTTCAGGTTGAGGTCTGGGTGCGGACAGTCTCCAATGAATCAGCCGATACCTTCAAGACAGCAGCACTTCAGCAGCTGTTGAAGGAGTATTGCCGGCACGTTGAAACAGCCGATCGCCTGTCAAGAAAAGTCGATCGAGCAACCTGCGAGGGATCGAACATGCCCTTTCAGGAAGTCGAGGCGCTAATCCGGATGCGTGCGCGTGAGACTGCCGCCCTCACGGACAAAGCTACGAAACTCAGGCTGACCAACCAGAGCCGCTATACTCCAGGCGCTGCGGGGACGGCGGCAAAGAACGCTGCTCCAGCGAAGAAGCCTTGGCAAAGCGTGGGTTAAACAGAGCTCAGCGCAACATCGCATGGGTTCAGCAATATTGTAGAGTTCCGGAAGGCAAGGATGTTGGCAAGCCAGTTGTCCTGAGATCATGGCAGCGTAAGGAGATTGAAAAGATTTACGGCTCACCTACGCGGCGGGCAATTATCAGCTTTGGGCGGAAAAACGGGAAAAGTGCGCTAGCTTCCTTCCTGCTTTTGCTTCACCTTTGCGGTCCTGAAGCACGCCCCAATTCGCAGCTATATTCTGCGGCTCAGTCGAGAGAGCAAGCTGCGATCCTGTTCAACCTTGCGGCTAAGTGCGTTCGCATGTCTCCGGACCTTCATTCGGTTATCATAATTCGCGACACGGCCAAGGAATTGGTCTGTGCCGAGATCGGGACGAAGTATCGGGCTCTCTCGGCAGATGCGTCAACCGCTTATGGGTTGAGCCCGGTATTTACGGTTCATGACGAGCTCGGCCAGGTCAAAGGGCCACGGTCGGAACTGTACGAAGCTCTGGAAACCGCTTCCGGAGCGCACGAAGATCCACTCACGGTCATCATCTCTACGCAGGCTCCGACTGACGGAGACTTGCTTTCGATTCTGATCGACGATGCGGAGAAAGGCGAAGATCCGCGGGTTAAGGTCAGTCTCTATTCGGCTGATCCAGATGCTGATCCATTTACCGAAAAGGCGATCAAGCAGGCCAACCCGGCGTTCGGGGATTTCCAGAACGCGAAAGAGACGCTGGCGATGGCGGAAGACGCGCGCCGAATGCCATCGCGGGAGCCCGAGTTTCGCAATCTGATCCTGAACCAGCGCGTCGAGATGAACTCGCCGTTCATTTCGAAGTCGGTTTGGCAATCGTGCGGCGGGGAAGTTTCCGAAGAATGGGAAGGCGAAGAGTTCGCCGGCCTCGATCTTTCTGCCACGGCCGATCTTACGGCGTTCGTTCCGATTTGCTGGGTCAAGGATGCGTGGGAGGTAAAACCCACTTTCTGGCTTCCAGGCGAGGGGCTGAGGGAGAAGGCCAGAACTGACAGGGTGCCTTACGATGTGTGGCACGCTGACGGACAGCTTCAAACGACACCGGGTAGAGCGGTTGAATATGAGTTCGTGGCGCGGTGGATTTACGAGCACTGCGCGATACGGAATTTCAGGATCAAGATCGCCTTCGACCGTTGGGGCATGAAACACCTTCGGCCTTGGTTGTTGAAGGCTGGTTTCAGCGAGGAGCAGATTGAGGCGATATTCGTCGAGTTCGGGCAGGGCTTCCAGTCAATGAGCCCGGCTCTGAGGGACACGGAATCGGCTCTGCTTGCTGGGAAAGTAAGGCACGGCAATCATCCGGTTCTGACGATGTGCGCGGCCAATGCGGTGGTGGCGACTGATCCAGCAGGTGGACGTAAGCTCAATAAAACGAAGTCGGCAACCCGGATTGACGGAATGGTGGCGCTGGCAATGGCGTTCGGGATTGCTCCCGATGTCGTTGAGGCGCCTGCCGCCTACGAAATGATGATCATTTAGGAGGCTCCGATGCAAAATCGCGCCTACTCGAAACTGGAAATCAAGGCGGTCGATGACCGCAAGCGGGTTATTACCGGAACGGCCACAACCCCTTCCGTTGACCGCGTTGGAGACATTATCGATCCGCTCGGCGTTGAGTTTGATAACCCACTTCCGTTTCTGTGGATGCATGACCATCAAACGCCAGTCGGCGAGGTTCGCTTCGACAAGCCGACGAAAGCAGGCATCAATTTCACTGCCGAGTTTGTCCATCCTGACACGGTAGAGTCGGTCACGCTCAAGGATCGGCTTCAGCTCGCGTGGGATTCGGTCAAAACAGGATTGGTTCGCGCCGTCAGTGTTGGCTTTCGCCCGTTGGAGTGGGTGTGGATTGATGGCGGCGGCATCCGATACGACAAGAGCGAAGTATACGAGCTCAGCGGAGTAGTGGTCCCGGCCAACGCCGACGCGCTCATTTCTGGCGTGAAAAGCCTTTATGGCGTCACCGACCTAGACATCGTGAAAGCCGTAGACGCCGAGGCTAGGCGCGAACACGGCGTTCCAGATCCCGAAATTCCAGCCCAGCCCAAGGACGAAGCCGCGACCGGCAAATCCGTCCGTGTGGTGAAGCTGGCACCAGCCCGCGACCGGGCGCCATTCGTCGTGCGCGAGATCAAGCGCACCTGACCCATCGGACAAGCCACGCCGTGAGGCGTCGCGTCCCAGCGCCCCTTCGGGGGCCAGAAGGAACTCAAAATGGCAGACATTGCTGAGCAAATCCGCGCGTTCGAAGAGAAGCGCGCGAGCCTGGTCGCTGCGAACGAAGCGATCATGCAGAAGGCCGCCGATGACGGCTCCACGCTCGACGCCGAGCAGGAAGAGACGTTCGACGGCAACAAGGCCGATCTCGACGCCATCGACAAGCATCTCGACCGTCTCCGTTCAATGGAGAAGCTGGCGGCCACGAAGGCTGTTCCGGTTCAGGGCGGCAACTCGAAAGAGGGCGCCGAGAACCGCGAGGGCAGGATTGTCGTCAAGTCGCAGCCGAAGCTTGAGCAGGGCATCGAGTTCGCCCGGCTCGTCAAGTCTCTCGGCATGGCAAACGGTGATATGGGCCGAGCGGTTCGTATTGCCGAATCCCGCTATGGCGAGGACAGCAACTCAGTCGGCGCCCTCAAGCGCATGTATGAGCGTGGTCAAAATCGCCTCGAATGGGAAGGCCACGAGAAGAGCAACGTTCTCGCCGGCTCGACTCTTTCCGGCAACTGGGCGGCAGACTTGGTGCTTGATGAGGGGGGCTATTTCGCCGACTTCGCCGAGTATCTCCGTCCTGCGACCATCGTTGGGCGGATTCCAGGTCTGCGCCAAATTCCGTTCCGCACCGCTCTGGGAAGTTCGACCAGCGGCGGCGCCGGTTACTGGGTCGGTGAGGGTCTCGCGAAGCCGCTGACTTCGTTCAATTTCGACAAGACATTTCTTGAGCCTCTGAAGTGTGCCAACATCGCGGTCCTGACCGAAGAGCTCCTCATGAGCTCAGCGGCATCTGCCGAGGCGTTGGT